ATATCACCTTCTTTTGGTCTAGTAGTAAGTTTCACATTAGACTCATTTTTCATTAAAGGTTCAATATATGTCTCCCATCTTTCTCTAGAAATAACCAATGTTATTTCATTTTGTGCTTCAATACCAAACTTTGATAATAGAACGGGATTTTCTGCATATCCATCATAATTATCAATATATGCTTCTAATGGATATGCATCATCAAATTTTGATTCAATTACTTCTCTTATGACCGTATTTTCAGTCATATATTTTCTAGGCAAATAATAAATCTCAACACCATACATTCTCAACTGTTCGTTGATCAAATCTTGAACTAAATTCTGCTCAGATCGTGCCCCTTGTTGAAAATATGGATTAAGCATATAATTAACCTATGAAGTCCAATGGGGGTATTTCATAAGTATTAGACATTCTTTCTCGAATACCGTCAAGCTCTTTTTGAGCATCATCATAAATTTGCCTACCATTTAATTCAACTCCTCCAGGAAGTTTTACTCCTTGGAATTTTAATAAATTTTGTCCCCATTGTCTTTTGATTAAAGCAGTTGCATATGGTTTTAAGAATGAATCATTCCATACTCTACTAAAATCAGCTGGATTTAGAGCTCTAAAACAATCCATAATTAACCAATCTCCCACACTAATACTTTGCCAATCAATATCAAGATATAATCTATCCATTCTTTGATTAAATCTTATTTGTTTCTCTGTTGTCAATAAAAAATCAATATCTTCAAGATATCTTTTAAGCATAGAATAAGTCAAAAGCTCAGTATTTCCCCAATAATGAATATCATTCAAAAATAACTGATATTTCATACTAAACATACCACTCGACATGGTATTTGATCCATCAAAGTGAAATACCTTTGTTACACCAATAATAGATGAAGGAACTTGTAAATAATTACTAGTTTCTTCCCATTTAAATGATGTTGATACCCCAGCAATTGTTGCTGAAGTATTTGTAGTAACGATTCCTACTTGTGTCTTATTTGGCGCTGTTCCCCTATCAATATCTTCTTGTGTTACTTGATATTTAAGATACATCTGAGCAACACCATCAAAATGTCTCTCATTAAAATACTGAATGGCATCATCAATTAAGTCTGATATTTGCTCCTCTGCAACATTAACCTCCAACACTGGAGCACCTAACTGTCGCTTACAGTAATCTATAAATTCTTGTCTACTTGCTGGTTGTGCCATTTATACTATTACTCCTTGTAATATTTAGGAAGGTGCTGAAGATATTCCTTGATAAACCAAAATATTACCATTTATAATATTATACGTGGTTGTTCCAGAACTTACTAAAACATTATATTCATATCTTCCTTCAGAAAAAGAAGTAGTTGCTGCAGATGTCATGGTCAAATCAAATTTTCCTCCTGCTGCACTAGTAAATCCAACCGTAAAGGTTCCATCTGGAATTGTTGTTGCACCCACACCCACACTCTTTTGCATTTGAGAAGAACCCGTCCAAGTAGTTCCAGCTCCTGAAAAATCAAAAGCAGCATTAGAAGTGTCAACAACAGTAAAACTAGCTTTAAAATTTGCTCCACCATAAAGAGTCAAATTTGAACCATAAGGTACTCCAGCATCTGGATCGAATGTTATCTTTTTAGTTGCCATGGACTAACTCTTTAAGTAAGGACTTGATTTCATTAATTTCACTTCTCAAATCATTTAAATCTTCTTCAATAGTATCCACCACTTGATTCTTTTCATTTTTTGCAGCACGGATAGCAACATATTGATCATGATCTAATCCATTCACATTAATAACTGCATTTGTTTTAGGATCTCTTGCAAGATCCTTATTACCATCTATTTTATAATAATCCATATTAAGCGAATGAAATTACTCTCAAATCTTTCATTTGAGGCACATAAACCTGATCGGTAGATGTAAGTAGAATCTTAATTTTATAAGATCTGAAAGAAGGTAGATTATCTATTGTAAAAGTATAATCCTTAAAATCTATACTATCAGGAGTAAATCCATGTGTATTTGATTTTGGAACAATAGAATCAGATGCACCATTATTATCTTCCGTAGCAATTATTTGTCCCCTATTATTAAAATTACTATATCCTGGGAAAGGTGTAAATATTGGTGTAAATCCTGACACATCACCAATAGCATAGAATGCTCTAATATCACAATTAACATTAATATGAGCCGCTACAAATATTTTAATAGAAGTTGCAGAATTTTCTAAAACAACTTCTTTAGAAATATATTGACATGCCGTTGGGTCAGTATCAATAGAATTTACTCGTTTATCAGTTGCATAATTTGTAATCACATCATTAACTCTATTTGATGTAAGAATAGCACTTACTCTTTGAGTATCAATTACCGGACTTATTTTAGTATCTGTAGTGCCAAGGAATAATCTCATATTCAATGATTTATTCCCAGCAATATTAGTCAATTTTGCATCCTCATTAATTTTAGATGCAATCATTCTGGGGGAATCAAAATAATTTGAAGTATTTAAATTAATAGATTCAAATCCAGCATCAATAAATGGAATTTCAGTTCCACTAAAACTACTATTAGTTGTAGTTCTTACTTCTCCAGTAATTGAAGTTCCCTTAGTAGTTACATTATGAACAACTGGAGTAAGAATTTCAAAAGGCATATTTTGAGTTGCCCTTATACCAGGACCACCAGTAGATTTGGTTTCATTTATATACAATGATGGATATCCTACATCATTACTCCTATCATCATTATTAACATTAAATGTCTTAGACATATCTAATTTGATATGATATGAATCAAAAGTTATTGGATTAGAAACTGTAGCATCTCCTAAAGTATGAATTCCATTAATTCTTTTTAGGTTAACTCCATCAAGTTCATATTTGTAAACCGGAGTTCCTACAGGATAAGCTGCTTTATCAGATCCTCTTACGATATTTCCACCAATTAAATTACCAGAAACGCTTGTGTATTCAATAATTTCTTTACCAATACGAAGGAATCCAATATTAGTTGTTCCAACACCTACACTTTCAAAACTTGAGAAATTAGATGCATCATCTACTGATATATTTCCAGTAGATCCAATAGGATAAGCAATACTAAGTTTAGTAGGTTTAATATCTGATTCAGCATTATATATTTCAACTACATTATCACTAGAATACATTCCATGATTTTGATGATTTACTTTAATATGTAAACCATCTGTATCTACAGTAACTGAAGTTGCAGTAACAGCACCACCAACACCTCCAGGAAGACCGTAATTTAATTCAGTTGTAATTCCTGAACTGTTAGTGTAGAAGAAAGTATTTGCTATTCCGGTTAAGAATTCACCTTGTACATTATCAAGAATAAGTTCACTAGTTTGACCGATACCAGCAACAGATAATCTCATATTCTTTCCAATAGTCGCAATTCCAATAGTAGTAATTCCAAGAACATCGCCAACTTGATATCCAGATCCCCCACTAGTAACAGTTGCAGCAACAGCAACTCCACCAACAACACTAACTTCTCCAGTTGCTCCTCTACCATCACCTGTAAGAGTGACCAAATTCACACCAGTGAAAGTATATGATCCATCAGTAGGAGTATATCCAATACCAGCATTAGAAACTGTTAAAGTACCAGATGCTGTTCCAGCACTTCCCACTAAATTAGCAGTAGCATTAGTACCAGCTTGACTAAATGTATTTCCAATTTCATATCCAGAATCTGCAACTGTGGTTCCTAATCCAACCCGCACCTTTCTTGCAATAGGAATAAGAGAATCAGGCATAAGTATAGGAATTTGATTATTTCCTTTGGTAAGCTCAGGATTATAGAAATCAACAGATCCTGCTTGTAAGAAATCTGCTCTATAGAGAGTAAATTTAAGATCTTCCCATTGACTTGCTTCCCATGTAGAAGCATTTTGTGATTTGAATAAAGAACCCAAATAAGGTTGATTAGAAATAAAGGTTTGTGTTAATAAATCATTTTCACCAATTCTTGAGATATAAACACTATATTTTGTTGAATTAGATGCTAAAGCAATTGCATATTCTATATTACCACCTTCAAGATAAACTGGTGCTTTAAATTCAATCGTAGTTGCAATAGATCCATCACTAGAAGTTGTAATTTCTTCGGGAGATAATACTATTTCAG